CTTGGTGGTTACAAAAAGAAAGACCTAGATATCGAGGCAAAGCCTGGAGTTCTAGTAATTCGGGGCAACCCTGAAGAGGATACCAAAGAGTATCTTCACAAAGGGATTACTACGAAGAAATTCGTGGAAACATTTCGACTCGCAGACCACGTTGTCGTTGATGGAGCTGAATTCGTCAATGGACTACTAGTGATTAAACTCAGAGTGGAACTACCCGAAGAGAAGCGTCCGAGAAAAATAGAAATTAATTCTCATTAAGGACACTCAAATGAAAAACTTAGCAACAAATGAGGAATGGATTTCCTCTAAAAAAGACCAGATGGTTGCAATTGCGCAACTGTTTGGCGTACTCGCAATAGCACCCATTATGATCACCATTAGTTGGTACTTCTAATGGGTATGATAATTGCGATGACACTAGTCGGTATCCTTCTAGTCGGAGACAGTAATCGTAAACTCGATGAGCGTTGTGCTCAAGAAGTTTTGGATGGTGTTTCTGAATCAGTACAAGAGTGCCGCAACTGGTATGTCAAGGAGAAAAGATGATTAAGAAAATAAAAGAAGCAACAGGAATCGCGCTGTTTGTATTTCTAATCGTCGGAGGAATGGCCGCGCCATTCTTTTATACTCCTGAGCAACATCAGATGGTGCCGATGCCTTTCACGGCAGATTATTTGATGTAATCTAATAAGGTTTTGCCGGCGTTTTCCCTAATAAAAAAAAACGTCCGGACCACTTGTTTCTCATTATATAATGTAGTAGAATTACTCTATGAATTTTTATACCAATGTGTGCCGCGTAGGAAATAATATTCTTTTTCGAGGATATAAAGACGGCAAAAAAATTTCCCAGAAAATCCCATTCAAACCCAAACTGTTTATTGAAACGCCCAAAGCGAACGGTAAATACAAATCCCTTTATGGGAATATGGTTGAACCCGTAGAGTTTGACTCTCTCAGAGAAGCGTCTGATTTTATCAAGCGTTATCAAGACGTGACAAACTTTACCATATATGGTATGACTAATTTTGTCACACAATATTTGGCAGAGAAATACCCATACGAAATAAAGTTTGACCGAGATAAGATTAATGTGATGAGCGTTGATATCGAGGTTCAATCTGATCAGGGGTTTCCAAACCCAGAAGAAGCAAAGCACGAAGTTACCGCAATTGGTTGCAAGTCTAATCTTTCTGACACTTTCTACGTGTGGGGTCTGGGTGAATATGATAACACCCTTTCTGACAAAACAGTGGCATATTATCAGGCAACTTCCGAGGTTGATTTGCTTCTAAAGTTTACTGACTGGTGGGCAACACACGAGAACTGCCCTGACGTCATAACTGGGTGGAATACAAAATTGTTTGACATTCCATATCTAGTGAACCGCATTGGTAGTTTGTTAGGTAATGATTGCGTCAAGAAACTTTCGCCATGGGGTTTGGTTAAGGAACGTAAGTTTCACACTCGCATGGGGCAAGACGCAATCACTTATGAAATTGAAGGCATTGCCAGTTTAGACTACTATGATCTATTTCAAAAATTTGGTGTGTTAACTTACGGGCAACAAGAATCATTCAAATTGGACCATATTGCATATCAGGTTCTTGGCGAAAATAAATTATCTTACGAAGAATTTGGTAATTTGCATAACCTATATCGCGAAGACCATCAGAAGTTTATTGACTATAACATTAAAGATGTTGAACTTGTTGATCGCCTTGAAGAGAAAATGGGATTGATTACTCTCGCTATGACTATGGCGTACAAAGCAAAATGTAATTATAATGATGCGTTTGGAACAACGACTATATGGGACTCTGTTATTTACAATGAACTCCTAAAAGAAAATATCATTGTTCCGCCCAAAGAATATAAAGAGAAAGAGAATATCGTTGGCGGATATGTCAAAGAACCTCAGATTGGTATGCATGAATGGGTTTGTTCTTTTGATTTGAATTCTCTTTATCCTAATATTATTGTGCAGTATAACATGTCACCAGAGACCCTTACATACGAGGAAGAAGGCGACTTCACAATGGCGGCAAACGGTAGTCGTTACCGAAAAGATATTGAAGGTATCATACCGAAGGTAATCAAAAAGTTTTATGGTGATCGAGTGACCGCCAAAAATAAAATGCTCGACGCACAGAAAGAATATAACAAGAACCCCACCAAACGACTTGCCAACGAAGTGACCATTCAAGATAATACTCAGATGGCAGTGAAGATTCTTATGAACTCTCTTTATGGTGCACTCGCTAATCAATACTTTAGATATTTTGATCTTAAGATCGCTGAGGCGATTACTACCTCGGGTCAACGGGCAATATTGTGTGCCGAGAAAGCAGTAAACGATGAGTTACAAACTCTGCTCGGTACTAAGAAAGATTACGTCATTGCCATTGATACTGATTCAGTATATATCAATATGAACGATTTGGTTAAAGAGCATCGCCCCGCCAACCCCGTCAAATTTCTTGACCATGTTTGTGAGCATTTCGAGAAAACAATTGCCAGCGCGTACAAGTATCAAGCAATTGAAACCAATGCCTATGAGAATAGAATGGTAATGAAGCGAGAGGTAATCGCTGATCGTGGTATCTGGACTGCCAAGAAACGATACATTCTTCAGGTGCATAATTCAGAAGGTGTACAGTACGATGAACCCAAGCTCAAGATTATGGGGATTGAAGCAATAAAATCTTCGACGCCTCAGATCTGTCGCGATAAGTTTAAAGAAGTTTTTAATGTTTTGCTAAATGGTCAAGAAAAAGATGCTCAGAAATTTATTCGAGATTTTCGGTCAGAATTCAGAACACTTGAACCAGAAAAAATAGCATTTCCCCGTACAGTAAGAGCGATAAAGAAATACCAAGACCGCCAAATGATTTATGGTAAGGGCACACCAATGCATTCTCGTGGTGCATTACTATATAATTACCACGTCAAGAAAGAAGGGATCGAGAAAAAATACGAAATGATTGATGATGGTACAAAGATTAAATATCTTTATCTCAAAACCCCCAACCACATCAGAGAGAATATTATTTCTTTCCCCGAAAGACTACCAACAGAACTTAAACTGCACCGTTACGTTGATTATGATACAATGTATGACAAAAGTTTTTTAGATCCACTCAAACCTATCCTAGAAGCTATAGGATGGGAAGATGAACCAAAAGCAACCCTTGATGATTATTTCTAGTATTATCAATAACTTATATGCAGTTGCTTTTTGATAAACAATATCGTATAATAATATGATGTATTCGCTTACTTTATTCAAAAACGCTTTCGACAATAAAACGCACCGCGTATTATCTTTTGAAACTTGGAATGAGTTTGAGAAGATGCTTTTAAATTTATCAAAGAAAAATGGTGAAAAAGGTGGAAACAATTCTTCTCCTCTTATTAGTCCTGCTCGTTATATTGAATCCAGCACTCGGTCTAATAAAAACGTTACTTGTTGGGGCAGTTGGGCTGCTGTTGATGTGGACGACTTTGATGATTTTGGTATTGTGCCTAGCGTCTTAGAACCTACACTTCAACAAATCTGTGGTCAATATCAGTTTGTGTGTTATTCTACTGCTAGTAGTACGCCCATTACCCCCAAGTTTCGTTTGGTGTTTCCGATGACTCGAGAAATAACCTCAGAAGAAATACCTCACTTCTGGTTCGCTTTGAATAAACAACTGAAAGGTATTGGAGATAAACAGACTAAAGATTTATCGAGGATGTATTATGTGCCAGCAGAATACCCAAATGCTTTCAATTTTTTCTTTAAAAACGAAGGTCGTCATATAAATCCTGACGACTTAATGAGTGCTTGGGAATATCAAACGGCAAAGTCTAGCTCGTTCCTTGACCGTCTGCCGTCAGCGCTTAGAGAACAGGTTGTTTCTTATAGGAAAGAACAGTCACAAAATATAGATGTACACTGGACATCTTATCGAGACTGCCCTTTCTTCCCCAAACGTTTGGCACAAGAATATATGTCAATCACCGGAACAGGATGGTATTCTAAAATGTACCAAATTATGGTGGCGATAGCAGCAAATGCTATTAAAGCAGAATATCCCATTTCCCCGAAAGAAATCGCGGATATGTGTAGAGAGCTTGATAATGATACAGGAAAGTGGTATGATAATAGACCATTAGAGATTGAAGCAAATGGTGCAATTGAATTTATATACAGGAATTAAAATATGTCGTTAATGTCGAAACTAAAAAAGAACAGCAAGCTAGATCACACAGAGGTGCTGTCTAAGTCGGAGTTCTTTGCCAATAAAGAACAAATCCCCACAGACGTGCCGATGTTGAACGTCGCGCTCTCTGGTTCCCTCTCGGGCGGGATCTCTTCAGGGTTGACCGTTCTAGCGGGTCCATCAAAACACTTCAAGACATCGTTTGCTCTTAAAATTGCATCTGCATATCTTAATTCAGACCCTGAAGCAGTAATGATGTTTTACGATTCTGAGTTTGGATCTCCTCAGTCTTACTTTGAAACCTTTGATATTGATTTGGATAGAGTTTTGCATATCCCAATCACCAACGTCGAAGAATTAAAGTTTGATATTATTGCACAACTTGAAGGTATTGATAAAAAAGAGAAAGTAATTATTGTCATTGATTCTATAGGCAACCTTGCTTCGAAGAAAGAAATGGAAGATACTTTGAACGAGAAGTCTGTTGCCGATATGTCACGAGCAAAAGCACTGAAAGGTTTGTTTCGTATGACCACACCCTATTTGACGATGAAGAACATTCCGCTCCTCGCGGTCAATCATACCTACAAAGAGATTGGATTGTTCCCTAAAGATATTGTTGGTGGTGGTACTGGCATCTATTACTCTGCCGACAACATCTGGATTATCGGTCGACGACAGAACAAAACTGGTACCGAAATCACTGGATATGATTTTATTGTAAATGTGGATAAGTCTCGTTATGTAAAAGAGAAAAGCAAGATTCCAATCAGCGTTACTTGGGATGGCGGCATTGATGAGATGTCTGGTCTACTTGACATTGCCATGGCAGGTGGATGGGTTGTCAAACCATCTAACGGTTGGTATCAAAAACCGCGTGAAGATAAAAAGTATCGTGCTAGTGAATTGAATAGTGAATTCTGGAAAGACATTTTAGAAGACGCGCAGTTCTCTGAATTTGTTTCTAAGATGTATCAGATTGGAAATAAGACAGAAATCCAATTAGAACTGGAAGAAGAGTAATGAGTTTTCACGAAGGAATAGATTTTGAACTTATACCAACAGACGATGATAATTCGCAGGGTTGGGATATAAGAATCTTAAAAGGGGATTTTGTTGAAACTATTATCCGATTTGGTAATATTTCTTTTAATGGCCCCTTGAAATGTTTGAATTTTAACTTTACAATAATATATTCTCCTGACGATTCTCTTTCAGTTAGTAATGTTGAACTTCAAGAATTTGTGGGATCTATTCTAGAAACTGTTCTAGATGAAGCAGCAGGAAATGGATCACTCGCGACCAAGGACATTAATGAACATTGATTTAGAAAAAACTATCTTAAGAAACATTTTAACCAACGAACCTTTTATGCGAAAGGTTCTACCGTTTGTTAAGAAAGACTATTTTGAGGGTATCTACCGTGAGTTATTTAATCAGGTAGTGAAGTTTGTTTCCAAATATAATAAACTTCCATCCCTCGAAGCGTTTAAGATTGAGATTGATGAAGTCGGTCTTAATCCAGAAATGTACACCCACGCTATCGACATTCTTCCTGATATTTTTCAGGCAAAGAAAGAAGACAGTGAATGGTTATTAGACACAACTGAGAAGTGGTGTCAAGACCGTGCGGTGTATAATGCCATCATGGAATCAATCCAGATAATTGATGGCAAGCATCAGAAATTGTCTAAAAATGCAATTCCTGATGTGTTAACAGAGGCACTGGCAGTCTGTTTTGACACTAATGTTGGACATGACTATTTAGAAAATGTAGATGAGCGATACGACTTTTATCATGAGCAAGAAGACCGTATTCCCTTTGATTTGGAATACCTTAACACCATCACCAAAGGTGGTCTTCCCAATAAGACTCTGAACATCGCACTGGCTGGTACAGGCGTGGGTAAAAGTCTCTTTATGTGTCATCATGCTGCCAGTTGCCTTTCCCTTGGTCATAACGTTCTTTACATAACAATGGAAATGGCCGAAGAACGTATCGCCGAGAGGATTGATGCAAATTTGATGAACGTGCCGATTGGTTCTTTAGATCATATGTCTAAACAAACATTCAGAGATCGGGTTGGTAAGATAGCAGCAAAAACCAAAGGTAAACTTATTGTTAAAGAATACCCTACTGGTGCTGCGCATACTAGTCATTTCCGTGCATTGCTTAACGAACTAAAATTAAAAAAATCATTTAAACCAGAAATAATTTTCATAGATTATCTAAATATATGTGCATCTTCAAGAATGAAGGGAATGGGCGGTGTAATTAATTCTTACTCATACATTAAGGCTATCGCCGAAGAGATGAGAGGATTGGCGGTAGAGTTTAATGTCCCTATCATGTCAGCGACCCAAACCACAAGAAGTGGATTTGGTAACTCTGACCCTGGACTTGAGGATACTTCTGAATCGTTCGGTTTACCGGCGACTGCGGATCTTATGTTCGCTTTAGTATCAAACGAAGAACTTGAAGGACTCAATCAAATTATGGTTAAACAATTGAAGAATCGATATAACGATCCCAATTCAAATAAACGTTTTTGTATTGGGGTTGATCGATCTAAAATGAGACTGTATGACATTGATAATGCTACGCAAGACCTTGTCCAAGACACTGGGCCTGTGTTTGATAATAGCGACGCTGGAAGGAGGGTATCTGGGGAAAAACTCAGTTCTATTAAAATTTTCTAGGAGAAACGTCTATGGAACCATTCGAACAAACATTGTTAACGATAATTTGTATGGCAGCTGCTTTTTACTGGGGTAGAAGAGAAGGATGTATTGTTGGAGCAGCTCAGACTTGGGGTGCTATATTAGAAGCGTTTGATGCAGTGCATTGTGATTGGGACGGGGAAGATAATGAGATGATATTTACTAATGAGTATGGAAAGAAATTGAATTCATCAAAAGTGTGGGGTAATGCAACATATGAAGAACCTTCCGATATTTCAAGCGACTAATAGATTCGTATGGTTCCTGGGTTTATTTTTCTCTTTCTTGATTGTGACCAGTGCCCTAATATTTTTAGGAGGAACCGATGAGATCCCCAAACCGATTGAAGAAACAACGGCAATTGAACCGCCACTTCAAACACTTGAAGAAGAACCACAATTTGCACCAAGCGGATCAAGAGATGCAGAGGAAGCTGCAAGAATCCAAGAATTGGAATGCCTCGCTCTTAATGTTTATCACGAGTCTCGGAGTGATAATTTCGCTGGGCGTGTTGCTGTTGCTGATGTAGTCTTAAACAGGGTTGATAGCAATCTGTTCCCCGACACCGTCTGCGAAGTTGTCAACCAGTCAGTGATGCGAACCAACTGGAAAGGTAACGAGGTTCCGGTTCGTGGTATGTGTCACTTCTCTTGGTTCTGTGATGGGTTGAGTGATGAACCTATGGAAACAGATGCCTATATTGAATCACAAATCATTGCCGAGATGTCTCTACGAGGCGGTTGGAGAGGCATCACAGAAGGTGCTACACATTATCACGCGACATACGTAACGCCAAACTGGATCAACGACAGGGGTATGGTTCCCGTTGGTAGGATTGGATCTCATAAGTTTTATCGGTGGCATTAATGTTAAGACAAAAAATCAAATCTAGATTAGATTATATACAAGAATTGATGGAATCCAATTATCATCTAGAGCACATAGATGAAGTTTATGATCTTACATTAGAAGTCAGTAAATTTTGGAGCATTCTTTCAGAAGAAGATCGCGAATATATTCAATGCGCGCAGGATGCCATCGAAGAAGGAAGATCATGGAACGTATAGTAGGATTTACTGCAAGCACTTTCGATCTTCTCCACGCAGGACATGTTGCGATGCTTCGAGAAGCAAAAGACCAGTGCGACTATTTGATCTGCGGATTACAGGTTGACCCTAGCGTTGATCGGGCAAACAAAAACTCTCCGGTACAAACCCTTGTAGAACGTTACGCACAACTAAATGCTATTAAATACGTCGACGAAATTATTCCATACCAAACTGAACAAGATCTCGAAGACATCTTGACAATGTACAATTTTGATGTTAGAATAATAGGATCTGAATATAAAGATAATAAGTTTACTGGACGCGCAATATGTGCCAGTCGAGGAATTGAAATTTATTTTAATAAGAGAGACCATAGGTTTTCAACAAGCGATTTAAGAAAAAGAGTTTCTGAGGTTTCATAATATGAAAAACTATAAAGACGAATTGTTTGAAAAGTTCTGTTATGGGTTTATTAGTGGAACGATATCCAACGTTCTTATAATATCAATTATCGTAACTATATTCACGTAATGTACATTTGCATTTGTAATGCCATAACTGAGAAGATGCTGGATAAAGAACCTTTTTTGATAAACAAAGTTGGAACGAAATGTGGGAAATGCCTTGACAATTCTAGTATAATAGGGCATAATATAACTTACCTTGTAAAAAAAGATGAGAGAGATAATTGATGTGCGGAGTTTTGGGAATTTATTTGAAAAATGTCCAAGAAGAGGATCTCGCTCTAGTTGAAAATTTATTCTATGAATCTCAAATCCGCGGAAAACATTCGACCGGACTTTCATATATTACCGAAAGTGGTTTGGTAACAGTTAAAGACCGTATCCCCGCCGAAGAATTCTTCCAGAAGTTTGATCTCTTTGATGCAATTCATAGCAACGGCAATCTGTACATGATAGGTCATACAAGATACTCTACGTCTGATCTAAAATATCCCCAACCCCTCGCTGCCGAAAATATCTCAATATCACACAACGGCGTTGTTTCTCAAGAACCAAAAGTAAACTGGTTGTACAAGTGTGAAACTAATAATGACTCTGAGTTGATATTGAGAAGTCTAGAAAACGATTCACACCCATTCATTGACTTTCCTACCGCAAGCATGGCGGTCTGTGCACTTAACAGTAAGAACAATTCGTTGACTGCCTTTCGTAACCATGAACGTCCACTCTGGTATAGTATGCACGAAAGGGGTATCATATTTACGTCTACTGCAGACGTTGCAAGACGCGCAGGATTAAGGGATATACATAAAACTGATCAGTTACATAATTATGTTGTTGAAAAAGATCAAATGAAAATATACGATTGTACTGTGCCATTTAACATAAAACATATTTTTGAGGATTTGCAATGAGTTTTGATAAGAATGATTTTACGTGGGGTTACGAAATTGAGTGGGGTGATATTGATCGTAGGTTAGAAATACCAGAACATCTGGGGAGTTGGGAATATTCTGAGACCGACATTTTAAATCTCAATCCCCCATACCAGTATGTGGCGTGTGATCCTCTCGGAGAATCTCCTCCTTATGGTGGAGAGATTAATACAAAACCTACCAAAACATGGCAAGAACAAGCAGACCGTGTAATGGAACTGCATGATCTATTTGTTGCTCATGGCGATACTCCGACAGCAAGCGTTGTCAATCATGGACACCTTCATGTATTTGTTCCTGGGTTGAAAGATGATATTACAGCTCTCAAAAAACTAATAGCATATGTGGCGGAAAATCAAGAAGATACTGTCGAAGCGTGTTATGGATTCTATGATCATCATGAAATGAAATTAACCAGGGGTGCCAAGATGTATCTTAAATATGATGGTGGTCGACAAATGCCAGAATATATGAGCAACAACATTATTAATCTTGCCACGGACTTCAACCATTTTATTAAACTGCACGCTGCTGGCAAAGACGGAGTGTCAATGGGTCGTCCGTTTCGTTATGCGATCAACACATATTGTATGAAGCATACTGGAACTATTGAGTTTCGTTGTTTTCGCTCTACTACAAAACGTGCAGAGGTAGAATCACAATTTAGATTCGCCCTTGATTTTATTGATGCTGCATTGAACGATGGTCCATCAGTTTCAGAACTTTTATTCATGCATGATTATACCTTTCCTCCCTTTGTGTGGAACTTAGAAGAATATGCTGGGTGGTTAAAAACCAAATATGCCAAAGAAAGAGGAATTCAAGGTAGAGGTACCAAGGTAAGGGTATATAATGAAGTTGCGTAGTTGCACTTTAGAAGAATTTCGTTCTTGTATTACCGAAGATCCTGCAGACAAATTTGCCAAAACCTTTGTTGCCAAAGCAAATATGCAGAAACAATGGGAGTTTTGCGTGGGAGCGTGGGAAAACGATGAATTATTGGGCGCTATCATAACGACTATCTCTAAACGAGAACCCAAAGTCGCCAACCTGCAGTTGTTGCACACTTTTAATAAACATCGCGGCAAGGGTGTGGGTAGAATGTTAACTGATTATTCTTTAAGTTACGCTATAGAAAACAAAGCATTGTATTTCCGCGTTTCTGCAGAACCTGATGCTGTGGCCTTCTATGAGAAATGCGGGTTCTTTTTCTGGGGCAAACAGAAAAGTGGCGCCAGTCTATCGATCTTCAAGATCGGTGGTTCGACTTATTCAGAAGGCGTCTACTATAACAAAGACCCCATCATCCGCAAGGCACTTTACTCCGGTAGAAAAGGTTCTCTTGCTTCTTCTTACAAAAAAACTGAACAAAATCAATTACTTACATAAACTTTACTTTCTTAAAAAAATAGAGTATAATTCTTTTCGTATCCGCCATTGAGGTGGGTCAAAATAAATCACTTTATTAATTAAGGAAAAAAATATGAACGTTGAACAAACTAAAATTTTCGGTACAGACTATGGTATTCTCTATGGTTTGAAGAACCGAGTAAATGGTAAAAAGGTAATTGGTTCTAAAGTTGCTGGTGAACCTCTAACTTACGTAACATCTTTAGGTCATGATAACGAGTTTTGGGATGATTATCGCGCTGGTCATATTGACCGTTTTATCTTAGCACGACCTTCTGTCTCTATGACTACTTCTGCTGAGTGGATGGCACTCGACTATGGACTCTCTGAATGTCCTGATAACTTCTACAATGTAGTTAACAGTGCACATAAAGGTGATGGGCGAGTCGATCCGGATATCATGAAGAATGTAATCAATTTTATTGCTGAAGATGACTTTGAAGATTTTACTCCTACCATCTCAGAAACATCTGCGCGTACACAAAATGTCATAAAATGCATTGAAGAAGGGTTTTATCCTGTTGTGATGACACCTATAGATACTGTTCTTTCATATTCTCGTAAACAGGTTAGAGTTGTGCTAACGAATATAGCAACTGCAACTAAAATCAGAGACTATATGAACGAAAACCCAGAAGGTGCTAGGGAAAAGTTTTCTCCGATCGTCGTAGTTGTTATGCCTGACGGTAGCCATTGTGTTAATGATGGCAATACTAGACTTACTGCTGCTGATTGGGCACGATGGAATGAAGTTTCTACCATCTTTGTTCCGTGGACAGATCTAACTAATGATCCTAGTGATCTTCCAGTTGTGCAAGAACTACTTGGTTCAGGTCTTAACCGAGAAAGCGACACCTTCCGTGGAAAAAACTCTCAGAACGACCTCAAAATGCAGTTTGATCGCATTGTTTCTGAGAAACTCCCAAACTTTGATCCTACGAATGAATCAGCAAAGGAATATGTTAAAGTTCTTTTGACTGATTATTTCTTGACGTCTGGAATTATTCCTACCAAAGTAGCATTCAACGGAACGTTCAAGTCGTTTATTACGATGAAAACTCGTGAAGCGAACGAACGATTAATCAAAGGCAATTTGATTACCTACACAGATGGTGAACTTACGAAGAAGAAATACATAGACTATGAACAGCATGGTATCGCTTGTGTTACTGCTACTGCTGACAAACTGTCTTATGGTCATGCTTGTGCTTATATTATGAGACACATGAAACAGACTGGTTGGAATAAAGGTGCTATCATAATTCATTATACAAGCAAGTCGCAAATCGTTAAGGTTCGAGAGGATGATCTTATTCGCGAGAATGAAGAGTTCTTGAAATACTGGGGACTAGACGTTACGATTGAAGTTCTCCCGTTTAGTTCAGAGTCTTAATGTCAACTGATACTTTTATACGGTGGTTCGGGCGCAGTCTTGAGATTGAAGACTGCGACTCGTCTCTGTATATGACGAATTATTTCTTTGATCGATTCGAGTATAACAAAGAGCAACGACTCTGGTTGTCTTGGTTATACGGTAATACTTACTACTGGCCGACTGCATATATAATATGGAACGAGTTTCCTGATATGCATTTGGTTGGTGTGGAAAGACTTGAGAATTGGAATAACGAGAACTACAAACGATTGCGTTACCAGACGGACACCAAATGGAACAAGGGGCATTTACCTGCCCAGTTTCTTTCTTATAAAGATTGGGTCGGTGAACGAACTCAACGCGAGGCACTCACCAAAGACTTTACCGACAATCCAGTGGATAACTTCTACAAACTTTGGAAAGAAGTAAACTCTTGGCATAAGTTTGGAAGATATACTTCTTGGTTTTATATGCAAACGCTGAAACAATGTTGTGATATCAATATAGATGTTGATAGTCTTTGGTTCCACGATCATAGCGGTTCTCGCTCTCATCGTAATGGTATGTGTTATGCCATTGGTAAAGACGAATGGGTGGATAAGAAGCTGGACAAAGAACAGGTTGCATATCTAGAATCAGAAGCGAAAGAAATACTTCAAGAGGTTAAACTACAATATCCTCACGTCGCCGAGAAAGCAGACTTTTTCGCAATGGAGACGTGCCTCTGCTCCTTTAAGAAGTTGTTTCGTAAAAGTCGTGGGCGTTACCTTGGGTATTACCTTGACAGGCAAGCAGAGGAAATTAAGAAGGTGGAACAAGACGGTTGGGATGGCATTGACTGGAAACCTTTGTGGCAAGCAAGAGAAGAGACCATTGAAAAACAATGGTTGACTAATGAAATAAAAAAGTATAAAATGGAATGGTACTTAGATACTGGTAACTTTGAACAGGTATCTACCGGACTAGAGGAATTTATGGTATGAAAACGATTATCTCCAAATTTAAACATAACTGCGAAGATAAACTTGGTAAGTATATGGATGAATCTGATTATGACCTTTTAGTTGAAGAAGATATGGATTTTTATGCACCCATCTCCGAAATTGGCCGCACCGAACCTTCTGAGAAAGAATGCATTTTTATGTTTCGTAAGAATCGTTTTACTCCAGAAGAGCAAGAATGTGCTTACGAAGGTCTTGTTAACGCAGCACAACCTACACAGAACCGTGGACTTGCTGCTGGACCAAAAGGCGAAAGGCAAGGTGGGCGTAATTGGTGCGATGAGTCCCAGATTGAGATTATGGAATATCTCGTTAATGGAGAGCAGACAACTTTGTTCGGAAGAACAGAAGACCCAATCGAAGAAATTAAAAAAAGACACGCATCTTATGAAACGCCAAAAGATCCAAGAGGGATCGTTTGGATTAAATCTAAAATAGAAAAGGATGGTTATAACTACGAA